ATTGTTGGCGTTTCTCTTAGATATAGCCAACGAGTAGCGTTTCTCTGTTCGTCATACTCTACACCAAGATAAGCAATAATATCGACAAGGCCATTGACCGCTTCTGCACAAGCTGGAGGAAGATTAGGACTGATTTGCTCCAATTTATTACCTTCGCTATCAGTCACATCTGTTACTTTAGTTTTTGAGTGAGCAATAAATACTATTGCATATCCTTGCTTAGATAGGTCGCGGAAAGTTTTTTCAAACTATTCTCTCAGCATTTTAAATCCGCGTCCCCATGCAATTTCGGAAATTTCAGTTACACCTTGCTGTTGTTTGATATAATCTTCGCACATACTATAGGCTCAATTTGTTATCCTATAGGCTTTTTATCCTATAGCTCTTATACTTTAGATTCGTATAAGTTCAGCATATCTTTTAATCCTTGATCAAGGATTCGTAGTCTCGTGGATATTTATTCATTAGGATTGTCTCAAATTTGTCTTTCTTACGTTTCATATAAATAATATCATTTGTATGGTAAAATGCTTTATAAAAGTCTATTATTTTTTTATTATAATAAACTATTTGATAAAATGGGCAACCATCTTTAGTTCTCATATTTGAAGCGATATGCGAACAAATAATATTACATTTCTCAGCGAGAACTCTTCTTATCCACTCTATTACAGATTTACTTGCTCCTACAATATTTACGGCACAGCTATTATTATTGCAAATATAAATACTTCCGTCGCCGTCAAAATATCCTCGAATATAATCTATATAATACTCTTCTTTTAATAACTCTGGCGGCTGTAAAATAAAAGTTTTAGCAGGTACAATAGAATAGTGTGCTAAATCTCTTTTCATTATAGAGCTAAAAACGGCTAATTTTGCCTAAGTTGCTCCATCTGAACGGGTATATATTTTTATGGGTCTAGAAATTTGCATTTCTTTACGAATTTTTTCTAAAACTTCAAAATCTTTTTCATCTAAAATAATACTAATTTGATTTTCTGCTTTAGCTACGTTACCATCTGAGGCCAGCATTCCAAGAATATATGCCATGTTATGAGATTGTGTTTTAAAATAATCATCATAACAAGTATATTTTCTTAAATTATCTTTTGATTCAGTATACGAACGAACATAAATATTATTATCTTGTAAGATTTTCTTTACCATATATTGAGTCAAACCAAAAGCTTTTCCGCTAGACGCTAAACCCATTTTTAATTGCGTATAATTAAAAATTACTTGTTTTTGTATATCTTCTGCCACATTTTTACCATATAAATCCTTAGCATTACGAATATGGATATTATTTTCAGTAAGTATTCTATGAATACTTCCTCTTCCCGCTCCAAATTGAGCAGCAATATTTTCTAATGAAACGTGTTTATTCTCATATAAGTCAATAATCTTATCGACTTCCTCTTTTGTATATTGACGTAGTTTACCCATACAAGGTCAACCTCCTAATGTTTTATATCTATGCGTTGCGGCTGGCTAGTCTTTTAAAACAAGCCTTCACCTCTGATTCCCATTTCAGGGTTCCAGTTTTTTACTACGATGTTATTAATATGTTACCATATTAAGGCACAACTCTTCATGCCGACAGTATCAATAATAACAGTCTAAAACTTTTCTTTCATCTCTGGTTTGCGAAGCTGCCGACAAATATCTTTAAATGTAGACCATGTATCAATATCCGCGGCGTATACATTTGCTAGTGCATGATAACCAACTTCAAAGGCACACAATAGAGGTTTCGGCCAAAGAACGGCTGTGGAAGTCTTGCCCGCTTTTTCTCTGCCGAAGATTTCTACAAATCGTCCGCGTAGATCCTTACATAGCCGCGTGGGCTGAAGTTCCGTTAGATTAATTTTTGCCATATCTTATCCTCCTTAAAAGTATAGCCGGGAATTATTCCCAGCTATACTTATTCGCGCCAGTAGTCTGTGCCGCCTTAGGCTGAACGTTCTTAGCATCTATCTGCATCTGTTCAATCTTAGCCTTTCTTGCATTAAATGCCTTCTTAATCTCTGCTGGATCATAAGCGAATTCCTCATCCCTTGGCTCGTCATCACCTGTAGTGATAATTAGTTCTCGTACTGTACGAGCTGAAGTTTCAGGAATATCTTCTCCCCAAGAGCTATGGCCGCCAGAAGCCTTATCTTCTATAACCGTCACACGAATACGACCGCGGACATTAACAGTATCATTAATATTCCAATTTCTTTCAATATAATCTACCGTATTTGGATTTTCTACGATAAAGTCAAGAACATCAAGATTGCCGCCGTACTGTACGATACCACCCTTAATAATTAGACGACCAGTAGGCTCATCTTCACGATTGAGTTCTGGATGCATATCCATGATAAAAATATCCTCAGAAAAAGAAGCTACATCAGTAGAATTTCCATGGCTGATAAAGGATGTATTAATTTGCCATCCATGCACAAGCTGCCCAGAACGAGTTACGAAATTATTTTCCTTAAGAGTGCCGCGACTAATCCTTACCATATCTGCTTCGTCTACACCAACATTCTGTGCAGTCTTAAAAGTCTTTAGTTCTTGTAGCTGTTCAAAACCACTATTTAGCTTATTCTGTAGCGTATACTTTGCGGCAAACATACTTACAGGAATATCACTAATCTACTGCCTGCCGCCATAGGTCTGTACAACTCGTACAGTCATATTTGCACTTTCATAAGCCCTACCATCTGATAGGGTACCGGACCGAAAAACTGTGTCTAGAAGCTTACCAGTAACATTAATCTGATTTGTTGATTGATCCATCATTGTCTTCATATTCTTTTCTCTCCATTTATTTTTTTCTTTATTATACTATAATTTTTATTTAATGTCAATTTTTAAAATGGACGGTTCCTTTTTGGAACCGTCCACAGTAAATGTTTTCACATCTACAGAAACTGTTCCCACGCGGGTGGGGCAGATAATTAGGCATTTTCCTTCGCGGCCTTAGCAGCAGCACGCTCAGCGGCGCGAGCAGCCTTCGCGGCTTCCTTAGCAGCTAGCTTCTCAGCTTCCTCAACAGCAGGATCATAAGCTAGACCAGCCTCAGTTAGCGTCTCGTAACGAATAACCTTAATCTTAGCCTTCCTTGTCTCAGTAGCAGGCTCCTCTTCAACCTCTTCCTTGCGCTCTACAACATAGCCCTTACGAACTAGTGCATTGATAGTGCCAGTAACAGCGGGTAGAGAGATATTTAGTGCCTTAACAATATCGTCCTTAGTAAATTCGTGACCATAATTAGACTTTAGAAAATTTAGTACCATTTCAGAATTAACAGTTGCCATAATACATTTCTCCTTTTTATTTTATATTTTTTATTTAAAGATGGGCTGTGCCCTTTCTTTATATTTATTATATCAAAGATTTTGATAAAAGTCAAATATTATATGCTTTATTTTTTATAATATTTTTTTTATCTCTTCTTTATGTATATATTATACACAATTTTTTCATAAAAGTCAAGTATTAGATGAAAAAAGTTCTGCCGCCATCATTTTAGCTTCCTCATCTGTTTTGCAAGTATCTACAATGGATTGCAATGCAGGAAGAACTTTAATTTTATAACCTTGTACAGCATTTTTTTCAGTAATAATCCTTGATTCAATATTGTTTATAACTATCATTGTGCCAACTAAAATTTTAGCATAATCATCTTTAGTTAATACATTATTACTATCTATCGTTTTATTTAACTTATCATATAAAACAATATAATCATCTCGCATTGTTTTCGCAGTTTTTTCGCCTTGCTCATCTTTTTGCGCTCTATCATAATCCATAACTTTTTCTGCCATAACAGACGCAGCACTGCATATCTATCTGAATAAAGTTATATATTCTTTTTGCATAATTTTACCTCACATAATTTTTATAATACTATTAATTCCACGAGTATCAATTATTTGTACTCCTGCCGTATTTCTACTTTGCACGGGGATGTTGTTTATCTCTAATAATACCGCTTTGTTATTTGCAGTAATGAATATTTTATTGTCATCATTGTCATTATCTATAATTGCGCTCATTGCGGCAAGTTGTTCATCTTTAAGATTCATAACTACTGATCCTTTCGTTCCACGAGATGTCTCTGAAAATTCATTTAATTTTGTAATTTTCCCTCGACCAGCAGATGAAATAGTTAACAAACCTTTATAATTAATATTATTTTTAATTATTGCGGCACAACTAACATATTCATCAGTGTTAAGTTTTATTGCCTTGACTCCTTTTGTTACTCGACCAGTAGAGCTAATTTCAGATAATGGATAATAGTTATAACATCCATTAACATTACCAATAAATATTTTATCTTCATCAGAATAAGAAAGATATACTCCAATCAATATATCATTTTCTTCAATTTTTACCGCAGTCAGTCCTTTTTTATTTTTACTATTATACTCCTTAATAGAGGTTTTCTTAATAAAACCATTTTTACTAACGGTGATAAGATATTTATATGCATTTAAGGAAGTTGTATCGATTAATAGAATTGGCTTTTCGTTATCTTGAAGTGCAATTAATTCATAGACGGAATAATCTTTATCCGTATCTAAATCTCCAAGAGAAAAGCTATACATTCTTCCACTGTCGGTAAATGCCGCAATCGTACCAAGATTTGTAGAATACAAAGTATTAATTAGATTCGCATTTTTTGGCGGCTTAACATTAATACCTTTTCTGCCGCGTTTTGCGCCCTGAAGATTATCTTTTTCAATTAGACGAATCATGTTATTATCAAATAACATAATGCCCAATTCTTTTTCTTCAATTGGTTCGGCCGATTCGTCAT